ATGGGTCAGGATATTTTCAGTGAAAAAGCTATAGCAATTGAACTAAGCGATTTGGTCGCTAAATGTACATGTCACAAGGCCATCAGAAAACTTATTGCTGACGAGTTGCATGAAGATGCGGTCTTCACAGAAGAGGAGCGTGACAGAGCCATCGTGAGTAAATCCAGTGCTATTGGCGAGATATCCGATAAAATTAATGACCTAATGGACGACGAGGGTTATTGCTCCGAAGAGGCAATAGCAAGCCTGATACTTGGAGTCGTATGCAATCATGGAGGCATCAAGCTAAAGGAGCTTCCACTGTTTTCCATGAGAATGTTTAAAAACAATCGTATATCTGGATATGATGTAGACTTAGATACATTATATGTTATGTTTGAATCACAGGACATGTTTGAAACAGCAATGACATCAGAAGGCCGTAAAGTGGCGAAAGAGTTACAGATTGATCACATCACGGAGACAGAATGGACGGTACATTCTTACTGATATGCATTATTGGAAAATCTGGTGCAAAGCATTAGGAGAAAAATCTGGAACGACGGATAGGCAGAGTGACGGCATTGCGTTCATCAGAACTTTGTTGGTTACGCAAGCCATTGTCACTAATCTATTTATTGTTGCTAATATAATTAAGAATTGGTATTGACCCATAACGATTAGTGGTGTATAATATCTACATCGGGGCGACGACCACCCTATGAGTAGTATTAAGCGAGAGGTACCGGACCTACAGCGATGCGGGAACCGGGCCGTAACTCAGCGGTAGCTTAATATTAGGGTGGGTCGCCCCTATTTTTACATCAAGTAGTCTTACCCAAACAAGCAAGGTCGAACGTGGACAACAAAAATAACTTAAAATGGATTGTGCAATATGTGCTACTCGTGGCTATAATATGTTGTGGATTATCAATTTTGGCTCCCAAGAAACAAATCAATCGACAGGCCACTGAGCGTGTTAATTATCAACTACAAGAAGCCGTCACAGCGTTACCAGAAGCGTTCAGGCTATACAAACAGCATCGCAACGAAAAACATTATTGGGATGCCCTACATGATACATTCAGAGAGCAAGAAGAAGTAAACCCTACTGTAATAGGCAGCATTATATTATCATTGGAGGAGAAAGAATGTACGGAAAACAAACTTGGGAAGAGCATTTAGAAGAGAATCGCATGTCTTACTGGCAGCATTTAGTCTTTGCCGTTACGGGGGGTGCGTGTATTATATTGTATGGAGTAATGCTTATTATACATGGGATCATACCATCTTTTAAAGTACGTTTACTCAGGAATATAGAAAATTATACAGCAGGAAAACGATATAAGGCTAATTGGAGGGCGATATCAGATAGACGAAGACTGCAAGAGCAGGAGGAGTAAATACTATGAACATCATGATCATTGGCTCTGCTTACCCAGCACTTCAGAAGACGATGGACTGGTTAAATCAGACGGAGTGGTTAATCTCTAGGATAGCGATAGCCGAAGAGAGAGCATCAAAGATAGCATATGTATTTGAAAAGGCACAATCTCAACCTCATACATTTTCATTAGAGAACGTGAGCATTGTACCTAACGGAAAACAAAACAAACGACAGGAATTTAGAGTGGGAAGAGCGATGGATATAAATAAATTTATACAATGTCACTTCCCAGATGGAAGCATCGATTATTTATTTTTCTGTGTTAATAACGATAAAGCAGATTTAATGTTAGATCAAATTGATCCAGCGGTACACACCGTGGGAAAATATTTCTTTCTTGAAGCAAAAGGATACGAGTCATGAAACAAGACGTGAGAACAGATATGAATAAAGTCATTTCAGAATTAGAGAAGCAAGGTATCAAAGCAAACAGCTACAAGGTACCTTCCGATAAAGAGGGCTTAGGCGATGTTGTTGAGGCTACGCTTCTCAAGGTAGGTATTACGGAACAGAGATTCAAAGATTTTTTTGGATTGAAAGAGTGTAACTGTACAAAAAGAAAACAGTGGCTCAATGGATTATTTTCGTGGCACAAGAAGCAGAAGTAAATCATGAGTGACACATGCCAAAATAAAAATGCGTTGTACATTGATTGGGCCAAAGGAGATGTTTACCCAGCACAATGCTTAAATGAAGCAACAAAGATAGTTGTTACAGGAGTAGGATTCGAAAGTTTATGTGACGAGTGTGCCAAGGACAGGATAGAAAAGTTTTATTACCCAAGAGACTTAGGAGATTAGGATGCCGTATATTGATCCAGATAGCAGGTTTGATTTAGATGAAGCAGTACATTATATGCTGGATGCATTAGAAGATGCTGGCGAAACCAACTTGGATAGAGCCGGTCCAATAAACTATGCAATAACAAGAATTATTACGGGGCTTATGGAATCAGTATCCTACAGAGACATATGCGTTATGACAGGCGTGTTAGAAAACGTGAAGCAAGAGTTATACAGGAGAGCAGCAGCAGGATACGAAGACGCCAAAATTTATCAGAATGGTGACGTTCCAGAGTATATTAAATATGAGCGAGACTCCAGCAGATGAATGAAGACAAGAAAGAAATTACTGAATTCTACGACATACTGTTGTCTCGTATGACAGATGGATGTAGGTCTGTAATATTCAATCAGGCTTCAGATATGATATATCAAATAGAAGTCATGGTAGCACATGGGTTTCCCCCGGAGAGCATAGTGGAATTTGTTAGAGAGTACAAAGAAATACTTTACGAAATTGAAGGCGATGACTGTTACTAAAAGGAGTGAATGATGTACGACGATTTTAATTTCAAACCAAGCGATGACGACGAACACAATGAGTACGACGCGGAAAGCAAGGAGAGATATTATATCACTTCGCCAACGAAATTCGCTAAGCACATTGGAAAATTGGTAGCACAAGAGAGCGGCTTCGAGTTTGAAGAATTAAAGAAACTAATCTCTGTTCGTCAAATTAAAAATTACATCAAGGAACTAGGCACAAAAGACGGAAAAACCTATACTGTAAGCCACGATGAACTTGACGAAGTTTGCTTGAGAATTCATGAGCATATTATAGGTTATGACTTGACAATAGCAGCCGCAAGTGGTACACTAGAAATGTACTGGGATGACGCTCAAGACACAATGCTATTTAGCGTTCCTGCCTTGAAAAACATGCCTCCCGAACACAAGAAACTATTTGACGAAGACGAGTAATAAATAATGTGCGGAATCATCGCAACAAATCGCGGAACAGTTTACGGTAACGTACTGGCACTCAAAGCACTTGAGTACAGAGGTTATGATAGTTCTGGTTTCATCGCCATTACGGAAAGCGGTCAAGTAGTAACGCACAAGTCCAAAGGCAACGTTGATAAACTGATGATGTCCATGAATGTAGAAGATGAGCCAGTAAAAGCCTTTATTGGTCACACACGATGGGCTACTCACGGTAAGGCAACAGAAGAAAATTCTCACCCACACTTCGATTCTACGGGTCGATACGCCATAGTATGCAATGGCATCATAGAAAATTTCGAAGAACTACGAGATGAGTACTGTCGGAATATTTCACTGCAAAGCGAAACGGACACAGAAGTATTTATAAATGTGATTTCACACTTCGCTAGGAAAAGACATACCACTTTAGATCAAGCAATTAAGCAAGCACTCATGGTTACACGTGGTGGTATTGCGGCTATCGTTTTAGATACAAGAAAAGATAATGATTTCTATGCCATACAGAGAGGTGTAGCATTAAATTGGTTCTGTGTAGAGAAGCCAAACAAAGATGACGATGACTACAACGGCGAGTACGATGGGTTCTATGCATACTCATACGGTTTATGCTTTACTAATGGAGAGAGAACACCCGGCATCACCAAGGCTCATGGTTGCCATATATCTTACAGTGGAACAGTAGTAAAGCTCGGCGATACTCCTGAAGACATGGACGGCCTCGAAGACCCCATTCGACGTGCTAGCTATGAGCATGAGACACCAAACAAGGGCGACTTCGACACATTCATGGAAAAAGAAATTCACGAACAGCCACGATGCATAGAAAATCTTTTAAGAGGTAGAATACACGATAACGCAATTAGCTTAGGTGGCTTAGATAAGTCTTTAAGCAGGCACAATAATCTTCCAGACTTCATTAACATCTTAGGATGCGGTAGCAGTCTACACGCAGCGGAGCTTGGTCAAAGATACATCGAAGAGATAGGACACATCAAAACTGTATCGGAGCAGGCGGCAGAGTTTCGTTATAGAAACCCACTAGTCTTAAAAGAGAACAAAGAAATGTATATTCTGATTTCTCAGTCTGGTGAAACAGCTGACGTATTAGAGGCTCACAATCACATTAAAGATAATGGTAACTGGAATAGTCTCGGCATTGTTAATAATGTTGGTTCAACACTAGCTAATGATACTTGGAAAGGCATCTACACTCGTGCTGGCATAGAGGTTGGCGTAGCATCCACCAAGACGTTCACCAATCAAGTTATTACACTTCTTATGCTGGCTGTTTGGCTCAACGAGAAGCAGTGCAGAAAGAGCAATAGCTGGGACGATGATAGAAATCTTGGCTGGTGGCAAGAACTTCCAGAAGAGATAGCCAAGCTACCAAAGAAGGTGGACAAAATAATCAACACCAAGAAGATTAGAAACAAGATCAAAGAAGCAGCATGGGCCATCTCGAAAGCTGATAGCTGCATCTTCATCGGACGTGGATACAATTATCCTATTGCTAAAGAGGGAGCATTAAAACTTAAAGAGTTAGCATACATCCACGCCGAGGGATATTCAGCAGCTGAATTGAAACACGGACCACTGGCACTGATAGACGAACAAACGCCAACAGTTGCAATATGGAATAATGATGATCAATCAGATAAGTTGCGTAATAATATATTTGAGATACAATCCAGAGGTGGTCCAGTTGTATTAATAACAGATAAAGAACAAGAACATTTTAAAGGTATACAGATATTAGTACCACAATCCAATAAATACTTATCACCTATTATAAATGGCGTAGTGACACAGATACTAGCTTACGAGACAGCACTTATATTAGGTAATAACGTTGATCAACCTAGAAACCTAGCAAAGAGCGTAACGGTGGAATAATGAAACTAAGCAGAAAAGCATTTTTAACGATTTTAACGCTTGGGGCGTTTGTTAAAGCTGTATGCACACCAGTAATGGCATTTCCGTTTAAATGGAATCTACAGTATGACGACGGCGATGATAAACTAGAAGAAATTAAACCAGAAGAATCCAAGTGTACTGTATATAAGATGCCGGGTACACGATGGAATTTCAATGGTAAATGGAATCCTTCTAGGCAATACATGGAAAAACATCTGAAAGAATTTCACAAAGTTGATCTAGACTTATCTAAGTTCTCTCAAGATGAACTGAAGAAGATACATAACAATGTCCACAATGGTTATTTACCCCTTGGTAATGAGGGCGGTCAAGGCACCCCAAAAAGGACATATAACTATAAGTCTAGGACTCCATGGTTTAGACGAAGATAAAAAATAAATGGTTAATTTACCCTCTCAGGGTTATAATAATAGTATGAGCAACAAAGTATTAAAATTTGGAACTCCTAAGTCTAATTTAGTCATATCAGTTTCTGAGGTTAGGGCGACAGGAGGAATGATAGAATTTGACATACATCCTCCATCCCCCTTGTCTCATGTGATGACTTTATACTCTCCTCAAAATAATGTAGAGGTGAGACCATTGAGTCATGACAATGAACTAGGAGAGATGTGCGTGACAGATAATTACGGTAACACGATGTTTCTAATACAGAGTACAGATCAATGAAACGTATAACATTTTTAAAAGCCATACTCCTCGCAACATGGTCGAGTGTGTGTCACTCATTTCCTTGTGAGATGGATGTCATACATCCTGAACCCGCAAAGCCAGAGCCTCCCCCAAAGCCAGAGCCTCCTAAAAAGAAACCTAAGCCAAAACCTGTCATTACCATGTTCACTGCCACGTGGTGTGGTCCCTGCCAAAGGCTGAAGTCAAGACTCAAAAGTAAGAATCTATTCAAGTATCTCACTATAGCTGATTGTAGCAGCGATTCAAACTTTAGCAAGTATGCCAGAAAATATAAATTCAGGGGTGTACCAACTATTATAGTTTTTATTGATGGCAAAGAAGTAGCACGGGGAAATAGCGGCAATGCTGAAACTCTCATCAAAAAGTACGCTAATGAACAAAAAAAAGATTAAACTAGCCAGACATGAGTTGGTAGATCATTATAAACTCACTGTCGGTTGCCACATATGCGGGTACAATAAACATCCTTCCGCGTTGTGCTTTGACCATCAGCCAGAGTATGAGAAGTCGGACATAACGAAGAACGGTGGTGCAAAACGAACTCAAGCCGGTGGAATGTACAGATTGTACTCAGCAAAGTATTCTGTAGATGAATTATTAGATGAAATTAAAAAATGTAAGGTAATGTGTCACAACTGCCACATGGAACACACCCACAACACCAATCAAAGAAGATATAGCGTACTGAACCACACAAATTTTAATAAACTAGAAGAAGAACTAAGGAGACTGGAGGACTGAGATGAACACTATCAAAGCGTTGACACTCTTAGTACTTATGACCAATGTGTCATTGGCTATAACGTATAGAGGTGATGTATCTAAAACCAAATATCAAACATACGGCTCTAAGCACAGTTGCGTAGTGAGGATATGTGCTATAGTGAGAGACACTAAGTACAACACATGTGCTTCTGGAGTAGTAATATCTCCGCACATCGTAGTTACTGCGGCACACGTAATGGCCGACGTAGAAGATAGCAGAGTAGTGATCGGAGCGAAGTCATATCCAATAAAAGCTGCGGTATGTCCATCATCATACACTCAAAAGAAATATGGGTTCGGAGACATAGCAGTATGTTATGTAGAGAAAGAAATACCTCTAGAATTTTATGTCAAGCTATACGAAAACAAAGACGAAGTGGGAAAAGTATGTAGCATAGCAGGATGGGGTAGAAGTGGTTCATTTAAATCTGGTCATCAATCGCACACTAAAAAAATCAGGTTAGCTGGATCGAATATCATAGAGGGAACAGATAGAGACATGCTAATGGTATCTCCTAGTAGATCGACTAGCAAAACAAACACCAGTCTAGAATGCATAGTCTCGCCGGGGGACAGTGGAGGCGGCATGTTTGTTGATGGCAAGTTAGCAGGAATTCATTCAGTCATTACTACAAATGTCAAGAATAATGGCAGTAAGAATATGTTAAACGGAGGGTATCACTGTTATTCAGGCTCCACTAGGATATCAGTGTACAGAGACTGGATAATTAAAACTGCTGATCAACTAACTAATTTTTATAAATTGACGAGAGAAATTAATAAAGCACTGTTATATACAGAATAAATTGTCAAAATACTAATATGTGGCTATAATATATTAGCCGACTCAAATATAAGGAAGAAACCAAATGTTACATAGAGACAAGTATAGCATAGAAGTAACTGACGACGACATAGATAACGCTATGGTCCAAGAAAGATACAATCCTTTACAATTAGCTATTGCAAGGGTTACGAACAAATGCCCGGATGAAATAGACATTTGTAGTGCTGGCGTATTTATATCTGTTTATGATTATGCTGATTTTCTGAAATATACCTATGAAGATGCTGATAATATACAACAAGTAATGTCAGAGTGGGATGAGTGGGTAAACTCAGACCCACAAGACTCACTATATATTGAGCCATTTACCTGCAATCTAACTTTAGAAAGATCATTTTAGGCTTGACAACATAAAAATATCCTGTATAATACTAGTATACTCAGCAACATTAGCATTTAATCAGGAGACAGCACTTGAAACTTCACCAAGCTCAAAAGAACGTAGTAAAGTCCGGGGAATTTGAAGAGAACAACTTTTCTATTGAAGCATCAGCCAAAGCGTTTATGATTTTGTCTGACGGTTTGTATTCCAACAAGATTAAAGCGGTAGTGCGAGAACTATCTACCAATGCATACGATGCTCACGTTGAGGCAGGTACGCCTAAGCTAATGTTCGACGTGCATGTTCCATCTCGTTTTACTCCAGAATTTTCTATTCGTGACTATGGCAATGGCATGACCCACGAAGAATGCATGACCTTATACACTACGTACTTTCGGTCTACCAAGAATAATAGTAACGACTCAGTTGGTTGCCTTGGTTTGGGTAGCAAATCTCCATTCTCATACTCTGATGCATTCACTGTCATTGCGTATCAGAATGGCACACAGCGTGTTTACGCAGCACACAAAGGAACTGATGGCACACCATCATTTGCATTGCTTGACACAACGGACACCCAAGAACCTGACGGCATGGAAGTTAAACTTAACGTCAATGTTTCAGACCTTGGCAAATTCAAGCATGAAATGAGTAATATATACCAACACTTTAATGTGGCACCAAGATTTTTAAACGTCCCTGAAGATGAATTGATCATCGACAATAAAGCAGATGTAGTGCTTAAAGGCGAGGGGTGGGAATTTGACACCAGCTACACTAAACGAGTTGTCATGGGACAGATTGCATACAGTTTCACGTCTAGCGATCTTGATGATAGCGAAGTAGTAAAGTTTCTTGACGATTCCGAAGGCCTCACACTTCATGTTGACATCGGAGATGTAGACATTACTCCCAGTCGAGAGAGTCTATCTATGAATCAAGCTACTAAGGATAAGATCACTAGCTTAGTCAAACAAGTTATGACCGACATCGAAGAGTTGATCCAAGACAAGATCACCAACTGTGATACGCTGTTCGAAGCACGAGAAACATACCTCAAGCTATGCGAACAGTGCAGTTCAATCGACACTATCATCTCACAACTTGATACCGTAACTTGGAAACACCGGACGTTGTTCGACAGGTTCATTAGTAATCAGGTTGAACTAGATTGCGAAGTCAAGAAAAAGACCAACAGTCGATGGAGAGGTGAAAGTAAGACCAAGATAGTCAGCTATGTCAATCTAAAAACAAGCACAAAGTTTGTACACTTTGACTGCAAGGGTGGCATGGGTCGATTAGCAGCATACTTAAAAGGCTTGAAGCAAGAGTATGGCTACGATACAGAAACGTTCATCGTAGTAGGAGATAATGTATTGTCTCAGTTTCAATCAGATATGGGTGACATGCCATACGACAGATTCATTAAAACATCTGATCTACCAAAGGTCACACGTGCTTCATCGGGTGGTGGTCGAGCAGGACAGACGGAAGTTGATTACTATGACGTAGAGTCTGAAGACATCCAGAGTCGTCGCATCGACATGCGTAAGGAAACTGATTGCATCTATATCCTCAAGAACAAAGAAATCTTTGACATGGGATGTGGAGTGACTAAGCGTGGTGCTTACGGAGTCAAGAAGATTCTTAAGGCATTGTACGATCACGACATTATTGGCGAAGATCAAACAGTATACTTTGTGACCGCAAGCAAATGTCGCCAACGTAAGATCGACACCAATCCAAACTGGACACGCATCCATGACTACACAAGTTCTGCAAAGACGCTGGTGCAAGAAATGGGTGAGAACATTTCGGTTATGCTCGACGCTAAAGACTTTCAAGAATCAAGTAGAGTTCTGGAACTGATGCAGGATGTGAATTGGGAGCCAACAGGCGAGATCGGTGAGATCGCCAACGCACTCAAAGCAACCGAAACCAATCCAACGAAGATCGAGGAGTTCACTGACCTACAGTCAATATTCCGACCGTTTCTAGGATCACGCGGTGGCTGGCCCACCAACTACGGCAAGCCAAGGGTAGAATTGGACGAGATGCTTGATAAGTCAGCACCTATGCTCAAGTTTGCTCCACGATGGTTCCGCCATGCGGACGACAAAGCGATAGTTTTGGATTATCTCAAAAAAGAAGTTGACAAAGTAGTAGCTTAAGGATATAATATATAGATGGTAACGATTAACAATAGGAGTTTTAGTATGAAGTATTTAATTGGACATGACGGCAATGCGATTGCGACTATCGGAGGAGCAACATATAGTTTTGGCAAGGCTCATCCACGATATAAGAAACTGGTTCATTATCTTGAGAATGGGCAGAATGAATTTTTTGAGGCTGCCTATGATGTTGTCTCAGCTGTTCAAGATTTTAGCGAAGGATACATCGGAGTTGAAAATGGTCAGTTGTCTTGGGATGGCAACGCCATGCCAGAGATGTTTACGGACACGATGCTTAACATGATGGATCAAGGTTTTCCATTTGAGCCAATGCTTAACTTTTTAGATAACATGTCGGACAATCCATCTGACAATGCTATCGTTGAGTTGTTTGATTTCATGGGTCACAAGCAAATGCCTATCACTGCCGATGGTTGTTTCTTGGCATACAAAGCAGTGAAGTCTGACTACACTGATATTTACACAGGCAAGATTGACAACAGTGTCGGTAGCGTATGTGAGATGCCGAGAGCAGCAGTAGACAGCAATAGAGAAAAACATTGTTCTGCTGGTTTGCATGTCGGTGCCATCGACTATGCCAAACAGTATGGCGGCATCGATGGCGATAGCGGTGACGATGACGAAGGCGGCAGCAATCGCTTGATGATCTGCAAAGTAAATCCGGCAGATGTGATTAGTGTACCTAACGATGTTCGATGTCAAAAACTACGAGCGTGTCGGTACGAAGTTGTTTCTGAGTTTGAAGATGTTTACACCTCGGTTGTTCACATGAACAGAACCGATCTGGACTATATCAATACCCAGAAACGTAATAAAGAATGGGTTGAAGAGGTTGGTGCTAAGATTGAGCGAGTTAACTCCCTCCTCAAGCGGAAGAAACAGTACGCAACAGCATAACCCTCACCCCCTAGTTTATGGGAGTTCTAGGATAACATCAAAACTCCCCAATACAACGAAAGCAAGGAATAACATGGACTCACTTCAAGACTTATTAATGCCAGTTTATCATGAGAATAAGGTCAGAGTTGGTACGCCTGATAGAGATGGCGGCTACGTCGCTGACCCTTCTCTTTTCACTGATAGGCTAGTATCTGTGGGATGCCAAAACGAGACGACTTTTGAAGAGGCATACTTGAAGATCAATCCAAATGCTAAAATCGATATATATGATGGCGGGGGCAGATGTGACCTAGCAGATAAGAATGATAATGTCAATTTTATATTAAAGTATATAACAAATATGAACGATCTTACTTTATATACTAACTCTGTATTACAAATGGACATAGAAGGACATGAGTTAAAAGTCCTAGTGGCTAAGCCAGACTTGTCTTCTGTAACCCAATTGATCATAGAGATACATCTGCACATGGCACCCTTTTATGAAGCTTGGAGGGCCGCTCTAAGCCATTTAAATGAAACACATGGACTCATACACTTACATATGAATAATCACATTAGAACAGAAATGTATGGGGTTCCTGCTGTACTTGAATTAACGTATGTCAGAAAAGACTGCCTAACTACGCCTAATCAGCCAGATACACGGGTATATCCCTTAGAAATGGATCACCCTAATAAACTAGGCGACTCATATGACCCTCAATTAGACTGGTGGCTAAGATGATTTTAATGTCAACAAGTTTTGCTGTACCCCTTGACATGGATGGTAAATTGTGGTATACTGACTATAGTGAGATTGATTCAGAAAACTTAACCCTAGTAAAAGAAAATAGTGTATAATATATTATGAAGCTGAAATTAGAACAACTTGAGACCAGAGTAGCATTAGACGCAGACGCAGTATTTGGTCCCGCAATCCCAGCACATTTAACGTATGTCCCGCCACCAGTCCTATCTAGGACTCCGGTACAGGATGTTGGATTTGTAGTGGATGGCGAAAGTGTTCTACTCAGCGAGGTCATTAACAACACACCAGTACAACAACTGGAGGAGCAGCACCCAATACCAGCAGAGGGCTTCATTAATCGGGATAATATATGGGACGATGGACTACATGCAATGTTCTCTGCGTTTGCTAGCGATGGGGAAATCACTGTAAGAGAAGCCAGAGACTTGGTAGTGAGTACAGATGACGGTGGCTATACTGCCCGCACTGAGGTATGGCAGCTACAAAATTATGTATACTCAGACCAATACAATGAACTATACGATAGATCAAGTCAAGTATTCATGATGCTCGTATCTCAGGACAGTACATCACTAGTTGGTGCGGATAATGCGGTAGGATTCTTAAAGGAAGGCGTAGAAAGCGTTCAGCCAGCAGCTGATCACTGGTTCTTTATCACGCAAACTTTAAGGGAACATCCCAATGCATCAACAATTAATAGTGGAGCAACTAGAATCTAAATTATTACTCACAGGGAATGTAGACTGTTGTGATTGCGAATGTTCCGCAGGCATCGTAGTATAATAGGACTAAGGAAAAAGGAAGGACAATATATGATGACAATACCGGCAATTATAATTTCGACACTTTGTTATTTATGGACCACGGCATTCTGCATCAAGGGCGGAGATTTACCTCACGCCCTGATGTGGTTCGCTTATGCACTAGCTAATACAGGACTACTTTGGTATGAATACGACAAACTGGCACAGTAGATACTTAGACATGGCAGAGCTTGTGTCCAAGTGGTCTAAAGACCCCTCTACGCAAGTTGGTGCAGTCATAGTGTCACCCGAGAACTTTGTAGTTTCTGTTGGGTTTAACGGTTTTCCTCGCGGAATAGAGGATAACGATAGACTGAATCAGAGAGGCACAAAGTACATGAACATCATACACGCCGAGATGAACGCATTGATGTTCGCTAATGCGTCTGTAAAAGGGTGTACTTTATATACTCACCCATTCCAGCCCTGTTCACAATGTGCAGCGGCTATCATACAGAGCGGCATTAAAAAAATAATCACTAAAAAGTTGTCAAATGTACAGCTCAAGTGGTATAATGATTTTAGGAATGCAAGAGAGATGTTTGAAGAAGCATCAGTTCAATTAGAAATCATAGGTGTGTGAAGTGAAACCCAAAGAAGTAGATACGCTACAGATGGAAGAACTAATTAATAAGGCCATTGACAAAGGAGAAGTAAATCTAATCGTTACTCTTCTAGCACAGGCCTATAAGGACTATGTAGACATTGCCTACCTTTGCACGGATGGTAATTACACAGAAAGTTGGACTCACAAACAAGTACTATCTTATTTTACAACGGAAGGAAATTTATAATGGAATTGATTGATTTAGCGTCAGCACACTTAGAAACTATACGAACACGAATCAATGAGCTAATGCAGCAATCGCAGCAGATTGCCTCAGAGGTTCAACGCCTCAACGAAATCCTAGAAGAAGGCTCTAGGTTAGTTGACAATACAATTACGCCTTCATCCAATAGCAATGTTTAACTTTAGGAGCAGATAAAATATGAATATTAATTCATGGTTAGGTTGTGGTCGATTGACAAAAGATGCCGATTTTCTCACAACCAAGAAAGGTACTCCAATGGCGAAGTTTCGTCTGGCAGTCAATGACCGTCGTAATGATAGTACCTTGTTTCTTAATGTCCTTACCTTTGGTAAGACAGCAGAGATTCTCACCGAACACCTGAAGAAAGGAAGGTTGGTAGGAGTACAAGGAAAATTAAAGATCGATGATTACGAAGACGACAATGGAACGACACGTAGCTCTGTCTGTGTAATGGCAGATAACATCGAGTTGGGTCCAAAGTCCGAAGGTAAGAGTGAAGAAGACAACACTCCATTCGATAAGGACTAATTCCTACACCCTTTCTGAGGCGAAACGGGGGCGGTCTACTTTGTTGATGGGTAGACTGCCCCTAATTTTGCAAGGAGTATAATCATGGAAACAAAAAACAATTTAAATGGAATGCGAACCTACCTTGTGGGTGCAATGGATCGCGTAGCAGACAGAGGCTCACAGTGGCGACACCGTGTCACAAAACCTCTGCACGATATGGGCGTCAAAGTAATTAACCCATGCCAGAAACCCGTACATTCAGTAAAAGAAACAGATGAGACTTTATCTGTCATTCATGAGTACAAGGCAACAGGTCAGTATGACAGGCTCAAGAAAGAGTTTGCAGTAATTAGAAACGCAGACCTTAGATGCGTGGACATATCTGATTTTATAATCGCACAGATTGATACAGACGTTCATGCCTGTGGAACATACGAAGAAATCGTTACAGCAAACAGGCAAAAGAAACCAGTATTGGTCAACTGTGTTCAAGGCAAAGAAAACGCACCAAACTGGCTATTTTTTATGCTGCCTCATAGACATATTTTCTCTAATATGGATGAAGTCCTAGAACATCTTCGGATGATTAATGAAGATCACAGGCCGTATGACTTAAAAAGATGGTTCTTTTTTGAAGATAGCATTACAGGATAAAACACAATAGGAATATGCATGATTAATATTATAGGGCCAGTTAATAATTTAGGCTATGGTTATACTACATTAAATATTCTTAAAAAGTTAAGTCCACAAGTAGCTTATTGGCCTATGGGCAAGCCTTCAGTATTTACTCAAGAGGACCACGATACAGTGGCTCATGCGATGTTGATGGCTCAAATGTTTGACGTGAACGCACCATGTTTGAGAATATGGCATCAGCATGATATGGCACAGTTTGTCGGTAAAGGCACAAGAATAGGCTTTCCAATATTTGAACTGGATGCTTTCAGCGAATTAGAAGCACACCATCTTAAAAGTACAGACAAGCTATTCGTCTGTTCGCACTGGGCGAAGCACATCATTCATCAAGAGCTAGGACTAGAAGAAGACAGGGTATCTGTTGTTCCACTCGGAGTTGATACCAATTTGTTTCGACCGTCGCAAAACGCAAAAACGAAAGACAACACAACTATATTTTTTAATTGCGGAAAGTGGGAGAAACGCAAGGGTCATGACATATTGGCTCAGGCTTTTGACTCTGCATTTAGAACCGTAGATAACGTAGAGTTATGGCTGATGTGTGATAATCCATTCTTAAGTAAAGAGCAGACAGAAGAATGGAAGAACTTGTACAGGAATCTAGAAATAGGACATAAAGTCAGGTTCATAGACAGAGTGGGAACTCACCAAGAAGTGTATAATATAATGAGTAAGGTAGACTGTGGAGTGTTTCCATCTAGAGCAGAAGGCTGGAACTTAGAACTTTTAGAGCTTATGGCTTGCGGCAAACACGTTATAACTACAGACTACTCTGCCCATACAGAATTTTGCAATGAAGAAAATTCAATGCTTATACCTATTAACGACACAGAGAAAGCTTATGATGGAATATGGTTTGACGGTAAAAAGGGTGAGTGGGCACATTTTGATTCAGACTCACAATATAATTTAATATCTCGCATGAGGTCATTTCACAATGACAAACAATCGGGAAGGACGAAAGTCAACGTGGCGGGAATTGAGACAGCCAACAACTTCACGTGGAATAGAACAGCAAAGGAAATACTTAGACATGCTAAATAACTTTTTAAAAAACACGGACAGCGTAGAGCAAGAAGAAGCAACTGAATACTTCGACGAATCAAAAGTAGCAGGAATAACTTATTTTGTCGGAGTAGATGGCAAAGTACAAGTGGATGTAGAAATATTTGATTATAATAAAGAGTCCATAGACGGTCTGTCTAAAGTATTACAGATATTATCTAAAGATAATTGTTACATGAAAACACTGGAAATGATCGGAAATCACTTCATAAATGATGAGCAGGAAGACGCACTTGTTTCAGTATACGAAAAAATTGCTGGTCAAGTGCCGTTAGATAAGAATGTGCAGATTTGTATCGCAAATAAAAAACCACAAAAGCCTTGCATTCGACCATCAGATATGCTATAATGAATGGACTAAGGAGGTCCAAGATGATAGTAGAAGAACGCAAGATAGGCTGGCAAACATACCAAGATTTGCTAGAAAAACAAATCAATTCACCAATGCTTAATACGTTACTGGATAATTTAAGTAATAAGATAGCACGTGAACTTATAGATGATGATGGAACCATGTCAGAAGATGAGCGTTACGACGCAGAGCAACAGCTAGGAACAGTTAGTAGCCTACCAATATCAGATCAAATGATTCAAGATATGGCTATGTTAGAGAACTACGACTGCTGGATTGGTCACTGTAACTTCGACATTACTCCAGATATCATGGAAACACTCGATTCCACCCCCGGAATTGAGGTACTAAAAATCATTAGCAGATATCGGTTTTTCGTCGGTATAGGCAAAATGTTTGAATTCAAGAGTGTACGTAAACATATTTCAAAAACTATATTACATAAGGAAGAGGAAGATTAAGCATGATGAACAGCAAAGCAATGAATACCCAGATCGAATTAGCACTAGGCAACCGAGATTACCAGATGGTAATGCAAAAAGCCACCCGTCAGTTCCGCCAGACTCTAGATGAAGACTCCCTAGAAATCTGTAAACTGCACGGATTGTGGCACTCGCTAGAGACTTTTAAGCCAGAATTTAACGTCAAGTTTACTACGTATTTGTTTAAAGGCGTATTTATCGAATGCGTCAAGGCTTCCAAGTTCCAAAAGCGGCACACCAGATATACGCGACAGATGATGCATAATAATTTGGCAGAATCTGACAGAGGCGATTTTGAGATGGTAGACCTACAAGATGAGATAAATCATTCATCTGATCCAGAGATGCTCAGGGAACGTGCGGCAGGAGCCACCATATCTGAGATATCTGCCTCTCGCTCAGTCAGCCGTGAGACTGTACGGAAGAAAATTAAAAGGATGTCTAGAGTCATTGAACGTAGATATCTCTGATTCCTGTCTACCAACGACGCGAAGAACCCTCTCACCAACTAGCTTAGTGAGGGGGTTTTTTGTTTTTTTTAGGGTTGTTTTACGTGTATAATAGAGTAGGACAACAGGAACTTTACAAGGACAATATAGGTCTAACATAAAGTTTTTTAAAATGAGGTATATATTATGGCAGTTTCTAAGCCAGTAAGCGGTAGCCCAGTTGTCAACGATGGCGGATCGCTCATAAAAGCAAACGGTAAAGGCCCAGACAGCCCCGTTACTAAAGCATTGTCTGTTGCTGACGTAGCCATGGGAAATCCAGTTACGGGATCAAAAATGATTGAAGATGCAGCCAAAGTAGTAAAAGCTAATACTAGTGGCACATTTGCATTCACTCCCGCTAAAGGTGCAGATTTCTTGTTGGCAATGGCAGGACCAAACGCAGAGAACATCAATGGCGTATCGTCATCAGTGTTATCTGTAGGTGGGAACTACAATTCCGACAGCTTTGACGGCATCAACGAACTCAGTAGCACAAGAGATGCAGCTGGAAACTTAGTTGATTTTGGTAACGACGAGGCGGCTACTCCTTCGCGTGCAGTTCCCGGCGAATTGGTATTCATGGCTGGTGGCAAAAAGCCAGTAACGAATGCCTATAAAGCTCAGGACTCGGCAGAATAGCAGTATGTGTCAAGTGGATTCGTGGCGTCAGGCTCATCTCTTCGTGGATGGGCTTGGCGTCAGGCTCCTAAGCCTACAATTCAGTGAGGAGGAAATCAGTGAATTTTGATTTGAAATATTTAGAAGAACTGATCACTATCACTGGCACAGTAGTAACGGGAGTATTAATTCCCTTGGCCGGATGGTTTTGGATCAAAGTTGTAAAACCTTTAACTAATTTATTGAAACGTCAAGAAGCAGCAATGGAAGCAATTAAAGAATTACAAGACGAAATAACAGCACATGGAGGTAGGACTATTAAGGATACCGTCAAGACAATAAGACAAAACCTTGTCGATGTCCAAATTAGTCAACGAGTCATCAAAGAACGTTGCAAAGCAGCATTGAATTATGCTGATATTGCTATGTTTGAGACTGACAAAAGTGGTAAATTGATATGGGGTAACAATATGTTTTATGATTTAGAAACAGTAGATTCGCTGAACACTAGTCTAATCAAAGGATTTGACTGGATTTCTCTATTAAAAGAAAATGATCAGCAAGAAACCCTAGATCAATTTAAGTCTTGTTTGGACATGAATCGCACTTTCGTTAGACAGACGAGATTAAGCAATGGACGTCCAATCAGGATGCAGGGCCATCCCCTGAGAATATCCGACGATCAGAACGATGGATTTTTAATGAGCATTTTACTAACTACAAATTGAGGTACTAACAATGGCATCAGCACGATTTAATTTAGACAAAGACGACGTTAAGACTTTAGCATTCAACGCACTGTTAGTAGGTAGTGCAGCAGCACTTACTTACGTCGGTGAGAACCTTGCCGGTCTTGATCTTGGTAATATGGGTCTACTTCTTGTTCCAATTGTCACAGTGGCTTTGAATTCAGCCATCCAGTGGATCAATGATAACAAGAAAGACAAAGTTGAAGTAATCGAAGTCGAAGAGTAAAGTAAAAAAGAGTAAGGATAATCCACCAGTTTAGGGTCTGGTATATACAAAAACCCTATCCATACCCGCACATTATTTAATAATAGGAAATAGGAGTTTAATATGTTCACAACGCCAAGGGATATTCTCAACGCTTACAAAGACGGATTAATGGGAGCATGGTGTGATCCAGAGGACACAGACAAGTTGCTCGGAGAGTTGCCACATCCATTATTTGGTGCAGCAGCATACGATCTTTACGGCACTGGAGAAGGTAAAACAGTATTACTTTATAAAGGTATACAAAAAGTTGATCCAACATTTGGATATCACGAAAAACAAACCACGGGAGATTGTGTCTCGCATTCTACACGTAACGCTGTTGATGTTACTAGAGTGCATGAAATCATTGGTGGCGAAGCAGAAAGCTGGCAGACAAGAAGTGCAACAGAAGCTATCTACGGATCACGTGGACATGGCGGACAAGGGATGTCTTGTTCTGGTGCAGCACGATTTGTCCATCAAAATGGTGGCATCTTATTGAGAAAAGATTATGGGTTTGTTGATTTCACCAAGTACAACAGTTCCACTGGATCACGATGGGGCCGAGGTGGCGTACCCACAGACGTAAAAAACGAAGGCAAGAAGCATCAAGTCACTACTATCAGTCTGGTCAAGACGATAGACGAAGCCCGTGACGCAATTGCGAATGGGTATGCTTTAAGTGTCTGTAGCGGTTATGGATTTTCCTCACGTCGAGACAAACATGGGATAGCCCGTCGTAGCGGGGGCTGGAATCACGCAATGGCATGGGTGGCGATGGACGACTCACGTGAAGTCTACGATGAAACTTTGTTCTTAGTTCAAAATTCTTGGGGCGTATTTAACAGTGGGCCTAAACGTTTTGATCAACCTGATGGATCATTCTGGATTAGAGAAAAAGACGCACGGGGAATGCTATCGGGAAATGGTTCTTGGGCGTTTAGTGATGTAGATGGATTTCCATCTAGAAAAGTTGAATTCAATTTGAATAAAGTATTTTGATTCACTGCTTGGGAGGGGTTCAATGAGAAAGAAAATTTATAACGGATTGGACATGAATAATAATTCTGTCTATGATGTAGCGTCAATTAAACTTAATAGACGTGCTACCGAAGAGTCGGAAGCTGTTCCATTGAAACAGATGGAAGAGTTTGTTGCTACGGAAGTTAGCAGCGACATAGTTAAGCTTAGAATCGATGACCTTATTAAAACAGCAATAGATGAAAGGTTTATTGATAGCCCAAAGCAAGAAACGGATGCCCATCATACAGTATTAACTACTAATTACATCCAAAGAGAACTAGACAAAAAGCAGAATGAATTAAGAATTGATCCTAGGTCTCATGGATATCTTGAAATAATTAATGGGTATATCATTAGAGTAAAACCCATGGGTATGCTTCAGCATGGATTACTTAATGAACATGAAGACTCCGACATTAGAGAAGTAGTCCAGCAGATTGAAGATCACCTGTTTGCTATGCAGGCAGTAGATAAGCTAGAGGAGAAACGAGCCAAGGAAGCGGAGGGAAGGTTGCACACCAAGATGAACATCACTATGGTGTTCGTAGCAATTTTTGCTTTATGGCGATTAATAAGCGTTTTATATACACTACTACTGAGGGAGGTATAAATACATGGCTACATCTACAGTGGATATTATAACCAGTGCAAGTGCCTCACTAAAGTCTTCAGGTGGCGGTGCCGTGACAGTAGCTACAGGAGGAAACTATTTTTCATCCACGCAAACTATTGATACAACATTAGTATCTATAAATTATATTAAACTTGAAGATAAATACGGGAAAAGATTTCAGAATAGGACAGACTCATAACTTTTTACTAGAATTTTTACAGGAGAATTTTTAACATGGCAAAAGTATCTACTACAGACGTAATGACTAATGCAAATGCCGATATTGAAAGTGGTATTTCAGGCAGTTGTGTAGTTTTCAGTGCGGGTACAGTGCATACATACAATCCAGAGCCATTAACTGATAGAGTTAAAGCTGTTGATTATTTTGCACAAGAGGCTCGATTGACAGCACGATTTAATGGACCAAGCGTAGACGGTGGCAATCCATAATATCATAAGTTAATCCGTATCAATAAACATAAATTATAATGTTAGTCCAGAAGATGCAGACTTATGGATATTGCCTGACCCAACTCCGGCAACACTCAAGGCTGAAATAGTCACAGACACTGATGGCTATACCAGAAAACGTGTTATAGATAATACTGGAGTAACTACATACTCACTTACTTAAATAGAATATTTTTATATGTCTTTTGTCGTACATATGGATATAATAGTATAGGAAAACTTTATTAACTGGAGAATAATATGCGTAACTTAGTAGTTTTCGGAGCTTTGCTATGCGTTTCTATTGCTGGATGTGCTAAACAAGAACCTGTCGTAACAGATGTCTTGGACATGCACGGTGCTAGCGTAGAACAAATGCAAATTGTTATTTCGGAAGCTTTCGATCTTTCTGAAATGGCGATACTCAAAAAGAACCCCGATGTCATTGTGCCAGATGGACCAAATCCAGATGTCTCAAAATGTATATGCAAGGGTACTGGAATAATCACTCACGGTGATGGTCACACAACACCCTGTCCGTATCACGGCAAAGGCCAATCAACAACACCAAATGAACTAATAGTCGATGGTGAACTATTATACGAAAGGAATGATAAGTAATGGAAACAGAAACAATGTTACGAATTGGAGCAATCGCCGTTGGCGTATTGATTTTAGTGTCATCATACGGAGATGTGACAGGCGTAGTCGGAAGACTACTATCGTTTATTAAAAAGCCTACACCTACACCTACACCTGTTAATCCTAACAAACCAGTTGTGGTGGAGCCAGTAGTTACAGAAGAGGAACAATTCTTACATATTATTGATCTTTGGCACCAACTCCGCACAGAGTGTGCAGATTACGGTTTACCAAAAGCAGTTTCAGCTATCGATGGCGTGTTCCCATTATTAAATGACCGGACAGTTGACGAAAAAGTTGAAGTAGTAAAGAAAGTAGTGGAGGTAACAACAAATGATTAAGAACATTATTGCTATCCTCCTAATTTCATATGGAGTGTTTGGTAATGGGATTTTCGATTTGCTAGATTCGCCAACCCCTAAGCCAGAACCAGAAGTGCCTAGCATTTCTATTACTGAGCCATCGGAAGCGATCAAAGTAGTTGTCGAGCCTGTTTCCTCGTCAGTGGACAACGAAGAAGACCAACTTGAAATAGCTCTATACTTTTTGGAGCTATCAAGTAGGATTGAAAGTTATGATACCATTACCCTACAACAGGTGAATGATCTCATTGTACATTCAGCGACCCTTGTGTTTAAGGGTAGACTAGAAGGAAAGTACGAAGGATTTGACGAAGGACTAACTTCAGAAATTTTTAACGTCACAGGAAACACCGAGCATATGCTTAGTTCAAAAGAAAAAACAGGACTAAGTAATTTATTCTCTGGCTTGGCGTGGTCACTCGTTAATTAATAAACAATTTGCTCAAGGGAATACAATAACAATGGACGTACTGGAAATAACAAGCCAAATTAATAAGGCTTTTCAAAAAAATGGCTTAGACGTTAAGGGATATAACGTTAAGTGTGTAGCACCTTTAAATGCTATGCTCTACTCTGGACAGGGACCAGTTCAATTAGTTTTTAATCAGAATAGGCCAACTCTAAGTGTTGTAAAGATTATTACTTTCTCAGTAGAGTTGGAAGAAGTGTATGTAGACGTAGATGGCTCAGGCACAATTAAACTAAAGAATTTTCCAGACATCAACTTTAACATAGACGATGACACTAAAGTCTTTGGGGCACCACCGCTCTCCAGCCAGTACGAAATACTATCTCCTGACACAAGTCTTCATTATGAGATAGATGCTAATTTTGAAGACGAAGAGTCTCGTAGATTAGCAGAGAAGGCTTTGCAATATGCTCAGGCTTGGACTACACTGGCACTAGAAGGCGGCACTGATTTTGCTGGTGCATCCAGCAGCGACGTCAGAAAGCTGAAAAAAGAGTGTTATAAGTTCACTAAGCAGCAAATGAAGTCAGAAGTGAGCGGCTCTATCATAGCTATTTTACTCATAAATCTATTATTACCATATATTATTAAATGGATAGTAGAACGAGTAATAGACAGAATGATAAATAATTAAGTTTATTTTCCCCCATTTTCATAAATTCCCTAGGTGAGGTGTACAATGCAGGTCTCCAAGAGAGATGGAAATCTCGAAGATTATTGTGTAGAAAAGATTCATAAAGTTGTTGAGTGGGCCATAGAAGGAATTAACGGAGTATCTCTTTCTGATATCGAGATGAACGCACACCTTTCGTTACGAGACAAAATAGGAACTGAAGAAATTCATCAAATTCTTATCAAGTCGGCTAATGATCTGGTGTCTACAAGTCATCCTAACTATCAGTATGTAGCTTCTCGACTCTTGAATATGTCTTTACGTAAAGACCTTTGGGAAAATCACGATCAGCCACCTCCGCTACATGAGCATATATATAATAATATAGACGACGGAGTATACGATAGAGCATTGAAGACTAAGTGGAATAAATCTCAACTCAAAGAGTTTGATAAACATATTAAACATGATCGAGATTATTTATTTACTTATGCTGGACTACAGCAGATGGTAGACAAATATCTAGTGAAGAACCGTATCACTCATCAAATGTACGAGACTCCACAGTTTGCTTACATGTCTATCGCTCTATCCTTGTTTAAAGACAAGCAAGATGTAATCAATGCTTACGAGTGCTTCTCTACCTTCAAGGTAAACCTGCCAACGCCAATCATGGCTGGAGTCAGAACTAAAATTAAACAGTTTGCAAGTTGCGTACTGGTTGACGTAGAAGATGACTTGGCTTCGATATTTGCCAGCGTACATGCTGTTGGTAAGTACACGGCACGTCGTGCTGGCATTGGACTCAACATCGGGAGAGTTAGACCTATCAACTCCTCAATTAGAGGTGGCGAAGTTGTACACACTGGACTGATTCCATATCTTAAAATCTTTGAGTCAGCAGTCAAGGCGACAAGTCAAAACGGTATACGTGGAGGATCAGCTACTGTACATGTGCCATTCTGGCATCTTGAGATTGAAGACGTGTTGGTACTCAAGAATAATGCTGGCACTGACGATAATCGTGTTCGAAAATTGGATTACTCTATACAATTCTGCAAGCTATTCTACGAACGATTAATTAAAAATGAAGACATTACATTATTCAGTCCAGCAGAAGCACAAGGACTGTACGATGCGTTTGGAGACAATGAGGAGTTTGAAAAACTTTATATCAAGTACGAGAACTCCCGTAGCATTAGAATGAAAAGGAAAATCCCGGCACGTAAGCTAGCAGAGATTTACGCTAAGGAGAGACTTGAGACCGGCAGGATATATTCAATGAATATTGACAACGCAAACGAACATGGCTCATGGGACATTCCCGTTCACATGTCAAACCTGTGTCAAGAGATCATTCATCCGACTCAGCCCATTAGTGACATAGACGACAAAGATGGAGAAATTGGTATCTGCATCTTGTCCGCACTAAATCTGCTGGAGCTAAAGACGGACAAGGATATTGCCAACGCTTGCCAAATGGCTGTAAAAACTCTTGAAGCAGTAATTGATTATCAAGATTACCCTGTGCCAGCAGGAGAAAATTTCACCAAAAACAGAAGGTCTCTTGGGATTGGAGTAACCAATCTAGCAGGCTGGCTAGCTAAAAACAAGACACTTTATACGGACCCAGAGGCTTTAAAGCTAGTCCATGACATGATGGAGAAGATTCAATACTACCTCATAGAAGCGTCTGTCGATTTGGCAGAGGAGTTAGGCCCATGTGCAAAGTTTGATGATACTAAGTACGCACAAGGGCTTCTTCCCATTGATTGGTATAAAAAGACTGTTGACACACTGGTAAAGCCAGAGTATAATATGGACTGGGAGGCTCTCAGGGGTCGAATCAAAGAGCATGGGATGAGACACTCTACCCTGTCTGCAATCATGCCCTGTGAGTCCTCTAGCGTCATCCAGAACAGCACAAATGGAATAGAACCTGTCAGGAATCTACTTTCCTACAAGAAGGCTAAGAATGGCGTTTTGAAGCAACTGGTGCCAAACTATAGTACGCGGAAAAGTTATTACACGATAGCGTGGGATTTAAAGAACAATGATGCATTACTTAATATTGGTGCCGTAATACAAAAATTTGTAGATATGAGTATGAGTATTAATTTATATTATAACTATGCTCATTATGAAGATGGTAATATACCATTATCTACTCTTATTAAAGACCAGATCAAAGGATATAAATACGGATTAAAGAACTTTTATTACGCTAATAGCCCAGATGGAGACCAAGAGCATAACAAAGATAGTGGTGAAGAGGATGGTTGTGTCGGTGGTTCGTGTAGTATTTGACCATACTGTGTATATTATTTTAGAGGAGAATTATACTTAATGACAATATTAAATATCAAGAATGTTGACCATCAACAACAACCTTTATTCTTGGGCGAAAACTTGGGCCTACAGCGGTACGACAAATTTAAGTACCCAGTATTCTTTGATCTGTATAAAAAACAGATGGAAATGTTTTGGAGGCCCGAAGAGATCAGTCTAACGAAAGATCGTAATGACTACAAAGGTCTAATGGAAGAGAACGAAAAGTTTATCTTCACGTCCAATCTGAAATATCAAACCTTGCTAGACTCCGTGATTTGTCGCGGCGTCCCCAGTCTAACGCAGTTTGTGTCTAATCCAGAGCTAGAAGCATCAATGAATGCATGGCAGTTCTTTGAGCAGATACACAGCTACAGTTATACTTACATTATTAAGAATGTTTATAATGAACCCGGCGAAGTTCTAGATAGTTGTTTTGAAGATAAGGAAATACTTAAACGTGCCAAAGTAGTTATAAAAGAGTATAACAAACTATCAGAGATGACCAAGGCTGCTACATCGACCAAGGCTCTCAAGAAACAAATATATTTAACACTCGTTACTATTAATATACTTGAAGCAGTTAGGTTCTACGTTTCATTCGTATGTGCGTTTGCCTTTGCTGAAAATAAAAAGATGGTGGGGAATGCAGATATCATCAAGCTCATCAAACGAGATGAAGCACTGCATTTATACAATACTCAAGAGATCATTAAGATTCTCAGGAATTCACCAGAAGAAGGCTTTGATAAAATTGCCAAAGAATGTGAAGAAGAGGCGTGTGAGATGTTTGAAAGTGCCGCAAGAGAAGAGAAAGCTTGGGCAGAATACTTATTCAAAGATGGATCAATCATTGGACTGAACGAGAAAGTTCTTAGTCAGTATGTTGATTGGTTGTGCATGAGTCGTCGCAAGGCGATTGGTCTACCATATCAGTCTGGATGTAAAAATCCTATCGCTGGATGGACAGACCCATGGATGAGAAGTGAAGCAGTACAAGTGGCTCCGCAAGAGCATGAAATAACATCTTACAAAATTGGTGCAACCACCAACGACCTTGGAGACACAGACTTTGGTGATTTACTATGAGCTACAATATTAACGTAAAACTTTTAAACGAACAAGCAAAGGTTCCTACGCAAGCACACGAAGCAGATGCCGGATACGATTTATACTCTTCTGAGAGTGTGGTCATTATATCAGGAGAACGCAGAGTTGTTAAAACAGGAATCGCTTTTGGTATGGAGGAAGGGCTAACTGGCCTCATTTGGCCTAGGTCTGGACTCTCTGTCAGAAGTGGGATTGATGTGTTAGCCGGAGTCATAGATTCTGGCTACCTCGGAGAGATTAAAGTCTGTCTCTTGAATACTTCAATTGAAGATTTAGAGATTAGCATGGGCGACAGGATCGCTCAGATTCTTTTCCAAGAAGTGCCCAAGGTGACACTCACTGTGAGAAACAGCTTAGGGGCTTCCCAACGCGGAGGTAAGGGCTTTGGGAGTAGCGGCAAATAAAAAAACGAAAACGAAAAAGAAAACTGCTTGTCGTCAGAGACGACAGGAAGAACGTAACCCACCAAAACCAAATGTTCTAGTAGCAAAAACCCCCAACCAGAAAGATTACATTAGATCAATTCTGAGTAACGACATCACTTTTTGCATAGGTCCATCAGGAACTGGCAAATCATTTATCGCTGCCGGTGTTGCTGCGAGTAGACTTCTCAGAGATGGTGTCGATCAAGTCATAGTTACTCGTCCTCTAGTTTGTACTGGAAAAGACATTGGTTCTCTTCCCGGCGAACTGGCGGACAAAATCAAGCCATATCTAGCACCAATGGAAGAAAATTTAAGACACTTCCTTGGTAGAGATAAGTTTGGTTTATATTATAACCAGAAGAGGATTCGATTCGAGCCTCTAGAGACCATGCGTGGCTCTACATATCATGATGCTATAATGATTCTTGACGAAGCTCAGAACTGCACAGTAGAGCAGATCAAAATGTTTATTACCAGAATGGGTAATCATTCTACCGTCATTATTAACGGTGACGCTAAGCAGACAGATGTTCGTTCACATAGCGGCTTATATGGCTGCATGGAGAAATTACGCGACATTGAAGGCATTGGCACATCCATTTTAGGGTATGAAGACATTCAAAGGAACGGAATAATTGGAAAAGTGTTGTCAGCACTTGAAGATTAGGCTATAATGAGTATGAGGCACTGTTGTAACCCAATGGTGCCTCATATTTCATATTCAGGAAAGGATAACAGATGAAGAAACAACATCTGCATAATTGCAGAACAGACGTTGAGTCTGAGAGAAAAGAACTACACGCTAAAGATGGCGAGCGGACACATAAAACTAAACGTGGCACAGTGGTCGCAAAAGAGCTAGATTACGACTTGGGTGATTCTAGCAAGACTCGATTTCTAGTAGCTACGTATCTGGGTTCTCTGTACGATCCAATCGGTGGATATTCTAATAGAGAAGTGTCCTTGAACATTCAACTCAAGTCTACAAATCCAGAGGCATTTAATCATTACACAAAATATCTAAAGACTAGCAACAAATCACATTTCATAGCAGCGGAAAGGACTTTTTTAAATGTCAACTAAACGAGGCAAATTAAGTAGAGTAGAAACATATTTCATTGATGGCAATCGATCATCTATGTCAGATCAAGAAATTGCTGATTCTTTGAATCGAGGATTGAAAATCGTACAAAAGTATTTGACTGATAATCCAATTAAAACAGAGAGTCAGTCTTTGGCTGGACAAAACATTCAGACAGGCAAAGGCACAGCAGTTATGACAGAGGCTGCATCGATGGCGTCAGATGCTACCAAGACACGCAAGTTACCAGCTTCTCACGACATGTGTACTTCACCAATTCATAAGGAGTAGTCAAGGTGGTTCTTGATAAATATATTCAGGGCGAAGAAGGTTGGGCTGCCGCATACCAAAAGGGCGGTCGAAAAGGTATATGGATAAAAGTAGTTTTCAGCAACGGACGTGTTATATATCTTAAGGAGTATAGTCAATGGCTCACTCTAAAAGATGAGGTAGAAAAGTTACACGTAGACATTGTTGAAGTTGGCTTACGCTTTAGAACTCACGAGGTACCAATCGATGTTTCGGGTAGCGTAGCTGTATACCTTGTACGATCAGTACAGGCACAGTTTGGTGGTTCTACTTTACATTATTATACCGTTGGAACTTATGATGGACATGTCGTAACCAAGACAAGGTGGCATGTGCCAGCAATCGTAGAAGATTCTACCGAAGAGAGCGACATAGCAGAATGTTTCCCAGAGGCACTAATATATAATGGCGGACAAGCCTAAATTATTTCACAGTGAATATCAGACTAAATGGTCAGAGAGTCACAAGTATAAGCACCAAACGACTGGTGAGCATTGTACTTTCGCTGCGTACATAGCAGAGTATTTAATACTGCGGTATCAAGATGCTTTCCGTAAGCCTAAGCCTCCCTACAAGTTCTGGAGCAAGGGCGAGCCACTTCATTATGCATTCTTGAGGCAGGTTCGTGCTTGTAATACATTATTAAAGAAATATGATGAAAAGACTATTATAGGTGCTATCAATTCCAAGTATTTTGATAAGATATATTATATTGGTAAGTATGCCAAAGTATTTGGTGGAATGGCAATAAATGAGGTTGCTTTAAATGCCATTGAGAGCTATAATAAGGAGGAGCAAAACAAGGCCAAAAAGACAGAAGTCAACCTAGACGCAACGGAAGAAAAGAAAGACGTCAAGACCAGACGCACACAATCATACAGTAAAAAGAAATCAACACTTAACAATTTGAGGAAATTATAATGGGACGACCCAAGAAGGTAAAAGCAGCACCTAAATTTACAGATGATCTTGTGAGCAGTGCAATAGTAGGTAAATATGGCAGCGTTGTACGCACTGGTACGGAAGTTTTAGCTGCTATTAATAGTCTAAACACTATCGGAGTGTCCCCATCTCTAGATATGGCCTTGGGCGGTGGACTCAGGGAAGGCTCTGTCGTAGTTATGACAGGAGACCCCAAGTCAGGCAAGACTACAACAGCTTTGCACTTTGCGGCGAAATGCCAAAGACTAGATAAACGTATTATATATGTTAATACAGAGGGACGACTATCACGGCAAAATTTTGAGGGTATTAAAGGATTAAGTTCAGATGATATATTAATAGTAGAGTCTACAGATGATCGTATATTATCAGCAGAAGATTTCCTTAATATTATAGAGTATTACGTCAATAATGATCCCGGTTGTCTTATTATATGTGATTCACTATCTAATATGGTACCATCCGTAGAATTAGACGGTGAAGTACGTACAGGTGTGCGAAATGCACTGCCTCGGCTACTGTCCATGTTTTTTAAACGAATCAGTGGCTCTCTGATGAAGAATAAAACTATACTCATCGCAGTGACGCATAATATCGCTAACAGCGGTGGTTCTCCCTATGCACCAGCGAAGATGGCAGACTGTGGAAACATGCTACAGTATCAGGCTGGCACCAACATGGTCATCACCCACGTAGGTCGATGGCAAGTACCGAAAGACACTGGGCCTCACGTAGGACAGATCGCAAACTGGAAGATCAAAACATCTAATGCTGGAGGTACGCCCAACTCAACAGCCGCTAGCTGGATTCGTTACGGCATTGGTCTCGACGAGACACAAGAAGTAGTTCAGGCTGCTTGTGAATTTAGACTCATTAAGACAGCCGGTGCTTGGTATACTATACAATGTGCAGTGAATGATGTAGAACATCCGGCAGTGGCTAAGTTGCTACAAGAGAATGAGATTGATGCTACTGACGCAGAAGCAGTTGAGAAGTTCTTCAAGTTTCAAGGTGCTAACAACACGTGTGATTTTCTCAGTCAGAATCCAGATGTGGTTCAGTTTATATACGAACAAGTTAGGGAACTCTTTGTATGATGAAAGTGAGAGGATTCAATGGACGAGAATATACGTGGAATCTGACTAAATACGACATAAAAGCCAATGACACCCGTAAAAGGTCAAAGTTTCATATTAGAGCAAGAGAATTACTCAACGAAATATATCATAGTTATCGTATCCTTGAAGAAGTAAAACTGCCGGGTAGTACGGCATCGCACAAGAAAGGTGTTTTATATATTGACTTTTTTATTCCCAATCTCATGAAAGCCATAGAAGTCCATGGACAACAGCATTATGAGTACTGTGAATTTTTTCATAGATCAAAAGCAAATTTTATCTTGTCAAAAGGTCGAGATGAGGATAAAATAGATTGGTGCGAGATGAATGGTATATCAGTCGTAGAACTAAAATACTCAGACCCCGATGAAGTTTGGAGAGATCAAATTGTCAGCAGAATCAATTAAAGAAGAACTAGATCATACCCCAGAAGGTATCGAGAATCCAGCAGCAGAAATGCTTGCAAAACATCTGGATAAGCTAGACACATACATCAATGATAGCAACAGTAATTACTCTAGCTTTCACGGTGAGTACATTGAGGCAGCAAATATGTCTTTATCAGAACTCAAGGCGTTGCCTCAGGCTGAATTGTTTAATTACGCATATATGCTACAGGGGTATGCAACATATCTTCAGGATGAGTACAATCGTTACCAAATTATCACAAACTGGTGCAATGACCAGATCGAAACATTGGTGCAGAGACACCGAGAATCATTCGGTCAATACCAGAAGCATGAGCAGAGACGGTACCAGCTTATAGCTGATAATAACTTTGTCTCAAGAGTCAATAGGATGCTAGTAGTTGCGGAAGCACGACTATCCAGCCTGAATGGTAAAGTCTGGGAACTAAAACAGAAAAGCACAATCTTATTAGAGAAAGGTAAACGAACATGAGTATGGATGACTTCATGAGGTCTCTGTCCGACCAACAAAAAGCAATGTTCATGGCAGCATTGCAGGACAGTGGTACACCCCCAGTAGCGGAAGATGAAACTCCAGAAGAAGACATAGATATGAATCCAAAGTGGACAACTACTATGCCTCCATTTATTAAGAAAGAGCTTGAAGAAGAAAGAGAAAAGAATGCACCATCTGATGAATTCGCAATGGGTACTTCCCCCAAGAAAAAGACAGCGGTGAGAGCCAGCGGTAAGAATGAGTTTGTAGACAGTGGCGGATGCAAAGCCTCAGATACGGACACGCCAGAGTTTACGCCAACACAGAGGCGACGTAAGCCAGTAGAGACAGTAAGTGTCAAGTGTAGCGTTTGCGGCAAGAGCGAGAAGATTGTCAAAAAGTTTATTCATGGTGAATTCCACCGATGTTCGAAATGTTGCGGGAGATAATATGTCAGAGTTATATGACGTTGGTGCAGAAAGAGCGGTACTGTCCGCATTGTTTCAGCATGATATAGATGCTTGGGTTCGTGTAGCCGAGTTGATTACTGTAGACTCATTTGGCGACTCGAATAATCAAATATTATTTAAATGTATTGATACCATCATCAAGAATGACCAGAAGGCAGACCTTCCTGCAATCTTGTCATCTGCTAAACAGCTAGGAGTAGAGGAACATATAGCTACAGATCAGGAGCTTGGCTATATGAAGTCACTGTTTGATTTTCCAATCAACTTAGATAACATCACTAGCTTTGCTATTCAGATGAAGAAG